CGCCCGCGAGCGGGCCCGCGAGCAGGCCGCACGCCGGGGCTTCTGCAGCGACATCTTCGTCCGCGTCGAGCGGATCGAGGACTAACCCCAAGACAAGGAGCCAACCATGCGAATCACACGGATCGACTTCGAAGGACGCCACGAGATCAACGGGCAATCGGGTCATTGGTACGCCACCGCCCAACGCCGCGACGGGATGCACAACGGACCGGACATCATCGAGGTGACGATCCTCTCCCCGGAATCCCCTGATGGCCGCAAGCACTACGTCAACGCGGATTGCGAAGAGGACATCTTCTCGATGGCCGAGTGCCTCCAATTCCAACTCGACGGGTACACCGGCTCGAACTCGGAGATCAACGACTACCACCGCGCGTTGCTCCGTCTGAGCAACTGCTGACCACGAAAGGAGCACACCATGGCCACGACGAAACAAACCGCCAGTGAGCTGTACGACGAACGCCGTCAGGACATCGACCGCGTGATGGACTGGATCGAGCTCGAACTTGACAAGCACAAGACTAACGCCAAGGCCAACCCGGCCGACTGGGGCTACCCCGGCGACTTCGGGCACGTCCGCGAAAAGCTGATCGAAACGTTGGCATTCCTCACCAACAGCGAGCCGCAAGACATCGAAGACCTGCTCAGCGAATGTCGCTGAGCGTTTTTCCACCACCTTCCAGCAAGGAGACATGCAATGAAGAAGGACCAGATCAAGATCGGACGAGTGTACGCCGCGAAGGTAACCGGGAAAGTCGTTCCGGTACAGATCAACGCCGAGAACCCCAATGGCGGCTGGGATGCCACGAACATCCACACGAACCGTCCGGTCCGCATCAAGAGTGCCCAACGCCTGCGGAACCAAGTCATCATCCCCGGTGCGGACGACGCGACGAAGGACGGCAAGGCCGCCCGCAAGTCGGCCACACGGGCGAAGGAATCCGCCAAGCTGACCACCAAGGCCAAGGCTGAAACAAAGCGCGACACGGGCGAACGTGGCGCGACGACTGGCCAACGTGAGGCCAACCAAGCCAAACCGATGAGTCTGCTCGACACAGCCGCGCACCTGCTGAGCCTGGGCACCGGCGACCCGATGCGGTGTAAGGACATCGTGAACCTCGCCGTCACTCGCGGGTTGTGGACGCCCGGCAAGGGACGCACGCCCGCGAACACGCTCTACGCATCCATTTTGCGTGAGATCAAGACCAAGGGCGAGGCCAGCCGGTTCGTCAAAGCCGAACGCGGCCAGTTCGCCTTGGCCAGCAGGAAAGGAGCGTGAAGCATGCGACGATCCATCGAACATCGGGACATCGAATTTCGAGGCACGTCCGGCGGCGCTATGGAACGCGTCGTCAAACTGCCCGACGAACGCGAGTACGCGCATCGCTGCTCGCAGGCCGTCTTCGAGGCGGTCGCCGGTTACTTCGATGATCACAAACGCGAAGGCGTGAGGATTCAGTCCCTCGCCGATGCGCTCGGCGCGCCGATGACGCAGGTCAACGTCGCTCTGCAGCTGCTCACCGAACGTGGCTTGCTGGAAACGCACGGTCGCCTGGGTTACGTCGCGCCCGGATACGCCAGCGCGTTCTTTGAGCACGCCATGACAGAGTTCTACGCCTTGATCGAGGGCCATCCGCCAGAGTTTCGGGAAGACTAAGGTCACGCCACACCCTCCTCGACAGCCCCGGCTTCCGTCGGGGTTGTCTCAGTCACGGACTCCGCCTCAATTCGCTCTGCCTTTCTCCCCGTAAACTTCTCCCATCGCTCGACGATCACGTCGCAATAAGCCTGATCCAGCTCCATCAAGAACGCCCGCCGGTCGGTCTGCTCGCAGCCGATCAGCGTCGAGCCACTACCACCGAACAGGTCGAGCACATTCTGGTCCGGCAGCGACGAGTACTGAATTGACCTTACCGCCAGCTCTACGGGCTTTTCGGTCAGATGTACCATCGCCTGCGGATTCACCTTTTTGACGTGCCACAGATCGGTGGCGTTGTTGGGGCCGTAGAACTCGTGGCCAGCGCCTTCCTTCCAGCCGTAGAAGCAAATCTCGAACGCACCCATGAAGTCCTTGCGCGTCAGTACTGGATGCTGTTTATCCCACACCAGCCCCTGCGAAAAGTATAGCCCGGCGGCCTTGAGTGGCGCAGGGTAGTTGCCCAGATTGGCGTACCCGCCCCAGATGTAGAACGAGCCGCCTGGCTTGAGCACGCGCGAGGCGTTAGCGAACCACGCCAGCAGCATCTGATCGAACGCCTCGTCGCTGACGAAATCGTTCTCCAGCGGCCGATCCTTGGCCCGCATCTTCTTGCGGGCCTTGGCCGGATCGGTGACGCCGCGCGCTACGTCAAAACCTTGGTGGTGCATCTTCTTCGACAGGTCGGGGTGAGAGCTGTTGCCGGCAGCGATGGCCGTACTGCTGCGCGGTTCCACGCGGACATTATATGGGGGGTCCATCGAAACCAGATCAATGGTCGCACCGTCCAGCAGCCGGTCGAGATCGTCGACACTTCTGCTGTCGCCGCACATCAGACGATGGTCGCCCAGCAGCCAAATGTCACCGCGCTGCGTGATCGGATCATCGGGCGGCTCGGGCACTTCGTCGGGGTCGGTCAACCCCTCGGTTACGTCGCCATCGAGCATCTTTGCCAGCTCGGTCTCGTCAAAGCCTAGCAGGCTCAGATCGTAGTCGGACTGCTGCAGGTCCTTTAGCTCGATAGGGAGGATATCCAGGTCCCATTCAGCCAGTTCACCGGTCTTGTTGTCAGCGATCCGGTAAGCGCGAACCTGCTGCGGCGTCAAACCGGTGGCGACATGCACAGGCACCTTGGCCAAGCCGAGTTTCTGCGCCGCCTTCCAGCGGGTGTGGCCGACGATGATCACGCCATCTTCGTCTACGACAATCGGCTGGCGAAAGCCGAATTCTGCGAGACTGGCCGCGACGACATCGACAGCCTGGTCATTGATTCGCGGGTTCCGCTCATACGGGCGGATGTCGTCGATCTTGCGTAGCTCGACGGCAAACTTCTGCATCATTGCATCCTGGGTAGCGGTCATGAAATCACCTCCATGTGCCTTGGTGTTAAGCGCCGACAATTCGGCGCGTTGCAAACAAACTGTCTCTGCACAGCCGACGCGTTCCCGTGCCATCTTGAGCCCTGGGCCCGGGTAGGACCCGCGAGCAAGCCCCTACGGCACGGGGAGTATCGCGGGGCGTTTTGGACGCCCGCGTACTCCCCCGTAGGGGGAGGGTGTGGTCAGTTTCCGGCGTAGTTTCCAATGTGAAGCAACGTAAGTTCAGCAATTGCAATCGCTTAAGTGCTCTTGTGACTTGGAAACTGAGACGCGTTTTGCGGCGCGTCTCACGTTTTGTCGCACGCTTTACTAGCCTTTTCTCGTAAGTCATGTATTAACAACCTTTTGCATCAATCACTTTGGAAACTGAATACGCCGTTTTTGGAAACTCAGTTTCCAGCAGTTTCCGGCGAGTTTCCAAACACCGCACGGCGAACTTGGTTGACGTACTGCCGCGAGACACCTACCACGTCGGCGATTCCTTGGGTGTCGGCGCTGGGGTCATGGGCTATCAATGCCGCCGTCCAGAGACCCTTCTCGCCGTTCGCCCCGGGCCGGTTCTTGACGTATACCATCCTTGATCCAGCCCGGATGCGCGATACCAAGCCACGCTCCATGGCTAGCTCGAGCATCTCTTCAGCCTTGCGTTCTGATAGGCTGAATTGCTGGTTGGCCTCGTAACCGACCGACCGTTTCGAGCACGGATCATTGATGGCAATGCACTGTTCGACGAATTCATCCAGCCCCACCGTCTTGGGCTTGCTGGACTTGGCCGCGCCCAGCAGTGCGGACGTATCCACCGTGTCGGTCGGCGTGAACAGCGGCCAGTTCCACTTCAGCGCCTTGGGCGGCATGGGCGGCCAACTGCGAACCGCCGAATCCAGAATGATGATGCCCTCCTCCTCGTGCGGCCGCAGAATCAGATGCGTATCCGCTGCCCGGCTCTGGCTGCCCGCGCCGGCGCCGACATCGGTGACAGCCTTGCCGGACTGGTTGCCCTTGGAGGTATGGTGGATCAGTACGAACGCGCAGCCCAGCCGGCTGGCGCAGTGATCGATCACGTTGTAGAGGTTGGCAATCGCGCCGTTGTCGTTTTCGTCGGTATCGCGTGGCAGCGTCCGGTAGAACGCATCGAGGATGATCAGCTTGTACTGGCCCGGCTCGATGCCCTCGAACATACGGGCCAGGCCGTACAGGTCGTGCAGCCGGCCGCGCAGCGAGACCATGTCGATATTGCCGCTGTAGAGGTGATGCGGAAAGCCCATGGCCTCGCTGATCACCCGGTAGCGGTAGGCGATGGTATTGGTGTGCAGCTCGTTATCGATGTGCAGCACGCGCCCCGGCTCGACGGTCAGGCCCAGCCAGTCCAAGCCCGAAGCGATGGAGATCGCCAGGTGCGAGACGAACCATGACTTGCCCACCTTCGGGCTGGCGATGATGTTCATGGTCTCGCCCTCGCGAAGCAGCTCGTGGATTATCGGACGATTGAGGCCGCCAAACTCATCGATGAGGGTCTTGAGTCTCTGAATATCTGGACCGTCACTGGCGATGTCGGCCAGAGATGGCGGTCCCTTGCGCACAATGGCCGAGATGTCCACACCATTGGTATTGTCCGCCGGACAATCGCTTCCGAAACCCATGGTCCGCAGACAGCGGGCGGCTTGTTCGTAGTCTCCGCCGTGTTCGAGCAGTGTGTAGACCGAAAACGGGGAGTAGCCCTGATTGGGCTCGAACGGCGTAGCATTCGAGCTGAATACGTAGAAGACCCGCTCCTTGAGCGTAGCGGATGTGCCCGAGTCCTTGCCGGGTCTGCGCCAGTATTCGTTATCGCCGCCTTTGACGAGCGTCCAGCCATGGGCTCGCAGCAGGGCTCGCACATCCCCGCGATGGTTGAAGTCATCACCGGGGCGTGCGCCCATCTCTGGCTGAGACCCGCATGATCCGACGGACATCGGGCTTGTCTGGCCGACCATGCCATTGTCCGACGAACAATCGCCACGGTGCGAATTCTCTGCCGACATGGCGTGGATGTGGGCATTGTCCGTCACACCATGCCGATTATCCGCATCATCGGCCGACAAGCCGCAAAGGTGCGAAATGTCCACTGACATCGGGCGACTATGGCCATTATCCGACGGACAATCGCACATCTGGCCGTTCTCTGTCGAACAACAGCCATTGTCCGAATGGTCGGCTGAGATTTTGCCTTGTTCGACCGACAATGCGCTTCTCAGGCCGATGTTCGCCGACCCCTTCGGACCATTGACCGCCGGCGGCAGATATTCGTTCAATTCCCACGCCGCCTGGAGCAGAACGTCACGTTCGTCCGCGGTCAACACGGGCGGATTTGCCAGGTCTCCCTGAGTAACTTTGTACCCAGCCGTCGGGGCACACAGGAACAGGCCGCCTTCGCCCCGCGTCTCGATCAGTGTGATAGTTTTCTCGCCCACACGGCGCTGGGCCAGTTTCAGATTGCCACAGACAGCTGCGACGCAGTGGTAGATCACGTGCCAACCGCCCGAGGGTGTACCTTCAATGACCAGCCGGTCACGCAAATCGGCCGGGATACGGTCCCACCACGCCGAGAACAATTCACCACCGGCGTCGAAATCGATGATCTCTACATTATTCGACGAGACGCCGCAGAGAATGCAGACAGCGTCCGGGTTGTTCGCCATCCATGCGGACAATTCAGGCACAGTGGGCAGTCTCTTTTGATACTGCTTCCACCGCCCCACAGCCGGGCGTTTCTCGGTCCGACGCGCAGGCAGTACACACAGACCCGCCTGGAGGTATGCCTGGGCCCAGCGTAATATGTCAGGTTGATTGGGCATGGGGTCTAGAATGGCACTCCGCTGTCGTCCTCAGCAAACACATACTCCGGCAGATCATCACCCTCGCGATCATCACTGCCATCGAGCTGGGGCGGGACTGGCCCTAGCTCATAGTCGATGATGCGGTCATATTTCTCGCCCGCAACCGAACGCACTGTGATGGCTTTTGTTTCGGCAATACCACCCGCCTCGCAGATCGCCACAGCCTCCTCGGCCGTCTTCGGTAAAGGCTCGCGGGACCGCGCCCGCCACCACTGCTCGGCCTTGGCGCGGGCGTAGCCGGTATGTTCAAAGCAGATCCACTCGGAGATGTACTGCTGCCAGCCAATCGTGTATTCGACCCGCATACTCCGCGGCCCCTCGGGGTTGTCGCGTTTGACGTGTACGCTGTAGCTGATGTCGCGCACCTCGTAGTCGGTGGTGGTCACCTCACCCGAAAGGATGGGCGCCTCACTGGCCTGGCGTTCGTGCTTATCCCGCTGGGGCGGCGGGAACTCATGGCCACACTCAGGACAGACGGCGTAGGCCGCATGAATGAGGGCGCTACAGCCGGGACACTCCTTGGCTGGCGCTTCGCCGCTGCCCTGATCTGGGGTGTTTACCTGCAGGGCATCGATGGGGCCGTGACGCAGCACATTGCCGGCGAAGTCTAAAACGAGACAGTCCTTTTTGGAGGGATGCAGACGGAAACCGCGACCAATTGCCTGGCAATAGAGTCCCGGTGAATTGGTGGGTCGCAGCAAGGCGATACAGTCGATGTTGGGCGCATCAAACCCCGTGGTCAACACATTGACGTTGACCAGATACTTGAGCTTGCCCGCCTTGAAACGCTCCAAGGTCTCGGCCCGCTCAAAGGGTAGCGTCTCGCCGCAGACAAAACCGCATTCCTGGCCCAACTCGCCCAGGATGTGCTGAATGTGCAAGGCGTGCTGGACGCCACTGGCAAAGATCAGCACGCTGTGGCGGTCCTGGGTAAGCTCAACAATCTCGCGACAGGCCGCACGCACCAGGCCATCCTCGTCCATGAGCTGTTCCACTTCCGTCGCGACAAATTCGCCGCCGCGCAGGTGCAAGCCCGAGGTGTCGACCTTGCGCTGACCGGCCTTGGTCTTGAGGGGGCAGAGATAACCCTGCACCATCAGCTCACGTACGCCGATCTCGTAGCAGACATGGTTGAGCAGGTTCTCCGGCGCGCAGATCATACCCGTCGACATGCGAAAGGGCGTGGCGGTAAAGCCGATCAGCCGTACGAGCGGGTTGACCACCTTCGCCTCGGCCAGGAATTGGCGATAACGACCTTCGCCATCGGGTGGCAACATGTGGGCCTCGTCAAGCAGAATCAAATCAAAGGCGCCAAGCTCACAGGCCCGCTGGTAGACGCTCTGGATGCCCGCGACGATAATGGGGTGTTCGGTATCGCGGCTCTTGAGGCCAGCCGAATACACGCCGATCTGATGCCACAGGTCGGGCGCCAGGGCATGGAGCTTGTCCACCGCCTGCTCGAGCAGCTCCTTGACGTGCGCCAGTACCAGCACCCGCCCATTCCACTGCTGCACCGCATCGCGACAGATGGTGGAAATCAGGATGCTCTTGCCGGCGCCCGTGGGACAGACCACGCAGGGGTTGTCATCACGCCGACGCAGGTGGTCGTACACGGCCGCCACGGCCTCTTGTTGGTATTGACGCAAGATCAGGGTGCTGGGCTCCGTCTCGTTCAGGGTCTTTTCTGGTCGTTCTGTATGGTCAAGGGACACGTTGTTAGTTTCTTTCCGGACTCAAGGGCCCACCGCACAGCGGGCACCGGCACAGGGGAAACTCCAGGATGCGCACGTCAAGTCGGCCGCCCTTGATGACGTGTCGTCGCCGGATGCTAAGCAAATCGATCTGGCTGTCGTCATGATAGATTCCGGCATGCTCGATGGAGTCGATGGCGGCCTTCTGTAAATTATCAATATCACGACGTCGCCTATCCGGAGGAAACGCATCCATGGCCAGGGCGATGCGCCCGTCCATCGGTGGCTTACGGGGCCCGCTACCGCCCAACAGGGCACAGACGTTCGCGCGGAACGTCCGGCCCTCCCGGCTGATCAAGGTGCGCGGCCCGACCCGGCGGTAGTAATGGTTGACACTGGGCGGATAAGGTAGGGTTATCAGCATGGCAACCTCCTTAGCGCTGCCACGGGGGCGTCGCATCCGTCGTCGAGGCCTGCTGGGGTTGCCCGGCAGCCGAGGGTTTGGATGCGTAGTCCTTGATCTCGTTGGTCAACTCATCATTGTCGCTGCGTTTCTTGACCTTGACGGTCACGACCAGCGGGATGTTGTGCAGGTCTACGCTATCGCGGGGCTGCATCACGCCCACAGCATGGCAGATGGCCGACAACTCACCGCGGGCGATCTTGACCGCCGTGGCGTTGGGGTTGTTGAGGTTGAGCCGAGCCCAAAGGACACGGTTCTTATACTCGCCCTCCAGGACCGTGAGCGTCAACTGCAGGTAGCTGCCGGCGCCGCTCTTGGTGGCCTTCATCTCCGACTCGGTGATGGCGGCCAGGTATTTCCCCTCCGGCAAGGGTTCAAAACTGGTGGACGGTTCGACTTGACTGGCATCAAAGTTGTTCAGGTTAGCCATGCGTAGTCTCCTTCTCTGTATGGGTGTGAGTGTCACTCATGGCCGCCATGAGGGCTGGCCACGACAGCGGTAGTTCGGCGGGTAGGGAATAGCGGTTCTTGGCCAGGACGACGTTGGTGCCCTCTGTCAGCAGCGTTCGCTTGTCTCCGTCACGGGCGGCATACAGCACCGCGTCGGCCCACTCAATAAAGGGCGGTGCGATCCAGTGGGGCAGGTCCGGCCCGGCCAGACGCAGGTCGAAGCCTTCCGGCGTCGTCATGCGGGTGTTGGCGGCATGGGCCAGCAGGATGATGGCCACACCGTTGTCGGCCACGGTGTTAAGCATCGGCAAGAGGTCGCGATAGACGATGTTCTGGACAATCTCACGTGCCTTGAAGTAGCCGCCGTGGGCCGTGCCCAGCGTATTGGTAATATCACCGGCCGACTTGCCGTCCAGATCCAGCACCACGTGCTCGACAATTCGCTGGACCATCCAGTCGATGGTGTCGATGGCCAGGGCGGCCATATCCTTCGGCGGTGTGGTGGCGATCTCCACCAACCATTGGCGCATCTGGGGCCAGGATTGCAGGTAGGGTGTGCGTTTGAGGCCGGGTACGGCGCCGGCCCCGTTCTCGCAGTCGATGAGCACCGCGCCGGCCGAGGCGGCGAAGGTGGTCTTGCCAGTGCCGGGTTGGCCGTAAACGATCATCTTGGGCGGCACGGGTGTCGTGGTGGTAATCAGCGAATCCGTTAATGCCATGTCTTTTGCTCCTATGTTGGTAAAGGTTGCCAAACAAAAAGAATGCGCCCGGGCGGGCTAGGGAGTCCGGCCGCGTTCATCCGTGATAGCACCCCTGCCGCACGGCACGCCGACCCACCCGAGGCGCGGAGAGGCGTCACGTCACGTCCAATAGGCGGATTTCCTCGTAGCCGGTGGGGAAGGCGTCGATCTCCCACGCCCGACGCAACCGTCGAATGGCGGCCTCATTCTCCTGCCGCGCCATCGCCAGTGTGCTGTCGCTGAGACGCCACACGCCACAGCGGAATGGCTCGACCTTCTCGACGGCCACGAGATAGACGGGGACGAACTCATCAATCACCTGAGCCAGGACGGCCTGGTAGAAGGCGACCTGATTCTGGTAGCGGCGGCGTTTCGTCTCGTTCTCGAACCAGGTCAAGTCGGCCGTGGTCTTGAGATCAACCACGCCCCTGTGAGGATGCAGCCAATCCAAACGCGCCTGGCACGGTGTGTCGCAGTAGGTGGTGCGGATGACACCCTCCGAACGACCGTACAGAAGCAAGTCGACGGCCGCATCGTTCATGGCTACCCCGGAGGCCATCTGCTCGATGAGTTCGACGTTGCTGTGCGAGAGGACGGGCTTGCCCTGGACCTCGGCCCAGGCGGCAAAGGCCTTGGTCGTCGAACCGAAGGGTCTGTTCGTCCTGGGATTGATGGGGCCGCCGAGGGCAAACTGGGATTCGTAGGCGTCGCGGCCCTCGAGGATACGGACGTGTGCCGCACGACCGACCAGCAGCGCCGGCGTGTCCTCGTCGCCGAGCAGGCCCAGCTGTTTCTTGCGATACAGCCACGGGCAGTTCATAAAGTCGAGCAGCTGATGGCTCGACAGATACTCACCGGCCTTGGCGTGATACTCCTCAGCTGGCTCAGTGCTGAGCACACCCAGGTCGATCATCAGATGGTTGTCGTCGGTTTGCGGCATAATCGGACTCCCGTGTTGGGGGCAGGCTTGCTGCCCTGCGTCTGTAGTGCCTATTGCCGCAGAGGCCGAAAACTTCGCGGTGCCATTTAAAATCACATGAGCGCTCACATGACGATCATGTGAGCGCTTTTGGCACCGGTGACAGCGCATGTGACGCTCACATGACGGTCACGTGATTTTCCCCGTTCACATCCACGGTTAGATACGTGGCACCGGCTCGGCCGTGACCATCGCATTTGACGCTCGGGGTTGGCCCGAACGCAAACGATGCCTTGGTTACGGAGAGTCCGACCATGAAGAGAAACCGAATTCGAGAACTATATCAGCAGTATGTCGGCGGAATGAAGGCCTGGCAGATCAAGCTGGCCATCGCACGCATTACACGCTTTGGTGTCCCTCCGAACGCCTGGGAGGACACGATGCAGGAGCTGGCCATGGTCATCCAGCAGTTCCGCTTCGACCCGGACAAGGCCCACGCGGCCAGTGAGGAGACGATCCTTTGCCGCCTCTTGGACAACCGCATCCGCATGCTCGCGCGGGCCAATGCCCGTCGCCTGGCCCTACTGGAACGGTTCGGACAGATGGCCCAGAACATAGAAGACACACACACGGGCGAAGATGACGCCGTCGCCGCCGAGGTGCGGCAAGTGGTTAGCCAGCTGTCGTCGCTGGAGCAGAAGGTTTGCCGGGCGTTGATGGAGGGCGTGAGCATCTACGAGGTGGCCCGTCTCACCGGCAAGCATTACACAGTCATCCGCCGTCACGTTGACCGCATTCGTCAGGTCTTTACGGATAAGGGGTTTGATCTATGGTCTGCATGAACACCGACACCCGCATACCGTCTTCGGCCGAGGCCCGCCTGGATGAACTGGCCCGAATACTCGCCCAGGCCATCTTCCGCATGGGGACGAAAAAGATGGGTTTTGAGAGAAGAAATTCCCTTGAGATTCCCGCCAAAACGAGGCTCAGTGTGATTGCTTCCGAGATAGAAAACGATGGCGAGGTGATATAATGCAGATGCAGAAAACCGTTCTAAAACAGATCGACGAACTCAACCAAATGTCGACTAAAGAACTCCGCAAGCGATGGGTCGATCTACTGGGCAGCGACCCCGGCAGACTGGGCCGGCAGTACTTGATCCGCCGCTTGGCGTACCGCATTCAAGAGCTGGCCTATGGCGGACTCAGCCAGAACGCCCGCAAACAGCTCAAGGCGGTGGCCGACGGTCGACCGGTTACAGCGGGCAAGTACCGCAAGCGTGCGAAGGTCGCTCTCACTACGGGCACACGTCTGTTGCGTGAGTGGCATGGCGACCGCTACGAGGTGATTGTTGAGGCCAATGGATTCCGCTACAACGGCAAGATATATCGCAGTCTGTCGGCGGTGGCCCGCGCCATCACCGGCTCGCACATCAGCGGCAACCTCTTCTTCGGCCTGACACGCCACAGCGCAGACAAAGGAGGCACACGGTGAACAAATCCAAACGTACCGTCCGCTGCGCCATCTACACGCGCAAGAGCCACGAGGAAGGCCTGGATCAGGAGTTCAACTCCCTCGACGCCCAGCGGCAGGCGGGTGAATCCTACGTCGCCTCCCAACGCCACGAAGGCTGGCAATGCCTCCGCAAACGCTACGACGACGCGGCCTACTCTGGCGGCACGCTGGATCGCCCGGCGCTGACCGAACTGCTCAGCGACATCCAGGCCGGACGCATCGACTGTGTGGTGGTCTACAAGGTCGACCGCCTCAGCCGGTCGCTGCTGGATTTCGCCAAGCTGATCAGCACGTTCGACAAGCACTCCGTCAGCTTCGTCTCGGTCACACAGCAATTCAATACGACCACCTCGATGGGCCGACTGACATTGAACATCCTGCTGTCCTTCGCCCAGTTCGAGCGTGAGATCATCGGCGAACGCATTCGGGACAAGAAGCTGGCCACTGCCAAACAGGGCAAGTTCGTCGGCGGCGGGCCAATACTCGGCTTGGACATCGTGGACAGACGCTACGTGGTCAACCAGGAAGAGGCTAAACTGGTTCGGTCCATCTTCGACCGCTTCGAGAAACTCGAATCCTGCCGCAAGGTGGCCATAGCCCTCAGCGCCGAAAGCATACGCACCAAGCGGTATACGACCAAGAGCGGCAAGCCCCGGGGCGATAAGGAATGGACGGGCCGAAGGATCTACGACCTGTTGACCAACCGCAAGTACATCGGGCAGATCGTCCACAAAGGCAAGGCCTACCCCGGCGAACACGAAGCCATCGTTCCGGTCGAGCAGTTCGAGCGGGTCCAGGCCCAACTCCGCGCGAATAAGACCTACACGCACAAGCACCAGGTTCGGCGTTTCGCACTGCTGCGACGCATCATCCGCTGTGGCCACTGTGGCGGGCGGGTCATGCCGAGTTGGACGAAGAACCACGGTCGCGAATATCGCTATTATGCTTGTGCCAAGAAGGTCAAGACCGGCTATGGCCAATGCCCGCTGCCCATGCTGCCCGCCGGCCAGATTGAAACCGCTGTAATCGACCAGTTGCGTTTGCTCCTGCGCCACCCCGACGTGATTGCACGGACGTACCGCGAGATCAGCAAGTCGGCTGTGGCGGAACCGGACGTAGCCGTCCTGGCCCACCTGGCCCAACTGCGTCAACGGCAAGACCAGACGCAAAAATCCATCCGAGCCGTGCTGAACGTCAGCGACCAGGACGAGGGATTCATGGCCGAAGAACTCAAACGGCTCAATGCTAAGCTCAAGTCCCTCGCCGAGAGCATCTGCGAACTGGAGGCCCAGACCACGCGACGACAGCCGGTGGAATTGAACCGGGTAGCCGAGGCTCTGCGGGCCATCGACCCGGTGTGGGATGTGCTCTTCCCCGAAGAGCAGCGGCGGATCGTGCAGCTGCTGGTTGAGCATATCACCGTCAGCACCAGCGGTATCGACATTCGCTTCCGCACCAATGGCATCGAACAGATCGTCGAAGAACTCCAGCCCAGCGAGGAACTTGCCCGTGCATGACACAACTCTCATCGAAAACAAACAGCAGGACCGCTACCCGGGCCTGCGTGTCCGCCGCGACGCTGACGCGGTGGTGGTCCACATCCCCATGCGGCTGCGCCGACGCAATGGCCGCCACATGATTGTTACTGCAACCGACGCCACAGCCCCGACAGCCCAGGACAGTGCCCAAGACCATGAGGCCAACCAGGCGCTTATAGAGGCCATCGCCAAGGGCTATCGTTGGCAGCAGCAACTCGAGGCAGGCGAATACTCCAGCTTCGAAGACTTAGCCCAGGCCGTCGGCGTCGACCGCACTTATGTCGGCCGCATGCTGCGCCTGACCAGCTTGGCCCCGGACATCATCGACGCCATCCTTCACGGCGACGAGCCGGAGGGCATCAGTCTGGAAAAACTCCGCAAGAACCTGCCGGTACAGTGGGATGAGCAGAGGAAGAGTTACAAACAGACAACATGATTGCTGCGGCTCTGCTAACGCATGCCATGACGCGCTGAGCAAGCCGTGCGCTGAAAGCGCGCGGGTTACTCAGTCGTCGTCGATGGCTTTGTTGGCACTTGGTTCTGGTGCCTGGTCACAATTGCGGACAGCCTCCTTGATCATGGGAATGCTGGGCGGCACAACGCTTAGAGAAGTGACACCGCATTCCAGCAATCTTGAAGTAGCTTCGGCTCGGCCTGCCAATTCCCCGCAGACCGATAGGGGGACATGGGGGAGATCCTCATGCACCATGCTGATCAGTCGAAAGATGACCTCATGGGTGTCATCGAAATAGGCCTCAACGGCTGCATTTTCCCGGTCAGCGGCAAACGAATACTGCGTGAGGTCGTTCGTGCCGAAACTCAGGAAGTCCGCGTATTCCACGAGGTTACGAGCAGCGAGTGCCGACGCGGGTGTCTCAATCATGGCACCCAGTTTGAGGTGACTTGACTTTCTGGCTTTCGATGCTGCATCCCTGAGAGACTCCTTCACTGCAGCCAAATCACGCGGTAGTGTGACCATTGGCACGAGAATATGTAGGTCATAGTCTGATGAAAGCTCAAGCAAGGCTCCCAGCTGAGAGTCCAGGAGGTCTGGGTATTCCAGGAGGAAACGGATACCTCGCAGTCCGAGTGAGGGATTGCTCTCTTTTGGCGCTTCAATAAAGGGAAGCGGCTTGTCCGCGCCAACGTCGAGCAATCTGACGTACACTGGCAGCCCCTTGGCTGGCTGGAGCGTGTTCTGCATCTCTTCAAGAAGTTCGGCCATGCTGGGGGGGCTCTGCCGCCCCAAGTAGATCTGTTCGAGTCGGTAGAGGCCCACGCCATCAGCGCCGTTGTCGACCGCGACCCGCGTGTCTTGTGCGTCCCCCACGTTTGCGAGCACGCCAATGTGCTTCCCTTCTTTTGTGACGACTGGCCTGTGGGCGAGAGTGCGGGCCTGCACGGTCGCTGCTCTTCTCTGCTCCTCTTTTTTATGGAAAGCCTTCCGCTGCTTCGGAGTCGGGTTGAAGATGACTTCACCCTCGTACGCATCAACGATGGCAAGGGACCCATCGGAAACCGTATCCAACAGGTCCGAGAATCCAGCCACGCACGGAAGCCCTATTTCGCGGGCGAACAGCGCGGCATGCGACCCCTTGCCACCAACCTCAAGCACTGCGCCAGCCGCGGTATTCCGCGCGAGGAAGACCGTGTCCGACGGGAGCAGGCGGTTGGCCACGAGTATGCTGCCGCGAGGGATCTCCTCCAATGCATGTCCATGGACGCCAGCCAGTGCGGAGACAAGCCGTCGCGCCAAGTCGCGCATGTCCTCGCCTTTCTGTCTGGCTACCTCAGCTTCCATGGATCGAAACCGACGCTCCCAGCGTCGGAACACCGTCCTTACGGCGGTCCCCGCACTTACCAGTTCCTCGGTGATCTCCCGCTCGACCTCTTTTCTTAGGCTGGGATCTTGCACCATTGCCAAGTGTGCGTGGAAGACTCCCGATAGTTCCGAATCAATCTCTTTCTCTACCCGGTTTGCCAACACGTTCAGGTCGTCCGAGATGCTCGCAAGAGCTCGATCCAGCCCTTTCAGTTCTCCTTCCACCTGGGGGTCTTCGATATCGTAGAACTCGTCAAATCGCTTTAGTATGTCGCGGTACACGAACACTTCGCCCTCGCCCATTCCTGGTGACAAGGGTTTGCCGCGCAACTTTCTGTTTGCTGTGCTCTCAGTCATCTATCGTCTTCCGTGCCAACTTGTTTTTGCACAGAAATCCCTTTTTCCGGACTACGTACAGCCAGTTTACCACCATTTTCGGGCCTCGTCAAGGCTGATTGAAGCCAGAATCGAAGACGGGCCTCAGCTTGGAGAAGCTGCGCAAGAATCTGCCAATGCGGTGGGATGAACAGAGGGAGAGCATGGTGGATTGGGAAGCTGGATAAACCCCTCGAAATGAAGAACTTACGCGCCAAAGAAAATTTTTGGCACCGGTGCCAACCGTCGTGCCGGTTCTGGCCCAATCTTATCCGAAGCAGTGCCAACCGGTGCCAACGGCGGGCTGGGCGACGCTCACATCGCGCTCACATGACGATTTTTTGGCACTGCAAGCGTCACGGGACGGGGTTTTTATACGGCTGCATGCAGTCATTTTTCACCCAAACATGCATTTTGGCCAATTTTCTTAAGTGCTTGAAATAAAGAGACTTCTCTATCACGTGACGGGGTCGGACCTCGTCACGCGATTTTGAGACTCTGAGACGATTCCGGGCGAATTCGGAGCTTTTGGGGGCTGACCCCGTCACGCGGTTGGCCAGGACGGCTGGGCGGCAAGACGCGTAAAACCCTTTGTGGCATAGGGATATACGAAAGGCCCACCCTCGGCTGAGGATGAGCCTTTTTTCCACCAAGACGGGTCTTCGCGACCCGTACAATGGAGGCGGGGGGAATCGAACCCCCGTCCCGTGACGTTTCGGAACGAGCCTCTACGTGTGTAGTCGGTCTTTTAAGTTTCGCCTTGGCCAACTCCAACCAACAAGATTCGACCGCGGCTAGCT